GTACCCTCCAAGTCTGTTAAGGAAGTGAAGGTTATATTGTCTGTACTTGGGGTTACATACTTGTCTGAATCGTAATACCCTTGTGGTTGCTGCGCCGAGTGATATGTAAACATTGTATCCATAAGTGTTCTCTGTTATGATTGTAGATCCAAAAAAGGTATTGATTGCAGCAGCTTGAAAATTAAACAAATTAAACTCCCCTGTAAAAGTCAAAGCACCACTAACTGCAGTTCCTGACGTTCCATCCTCATTTGTTGTTTGAACCCAAAGTTTATATGAACCGCCTGTTATTTTTAAGAAGGTAATAAAAAATTGATCCCCATATTCAATCGTAATATTGCTATTATCCCTATCACTTAACCAATCGTCTGTGTAATTCTCAATCAATAAATTATCATAGTAATTAGATAGCACCAAAGGTACATTTCCATTCTCTGTAAATATATCACCGAATAAAGGTGAATAGTAATTATAAGCAGAATATGATCCAGATGCTAAATTAGGAGTAACTGATCCATTCAAATCTTCGCCTATTTTAACCTGATAGTCTACTTTTATTTTGTCATTTGAAGCTACTAAAACACTTGAACCAGAAGGCTCAAAGTAATTGGTAACGTATGCCCTCACCATAGGGGATGCATTAAAAACTCCATAGCTACCTTCCGCACTTGGCGAAGGATAAATCTTGTTTCTACTTACTTGTGCATTATTTATGTAAACATCATACACAAATTTAAAGTTTGTAGTTCCTACATTTGTAGAAGATGCAACGAACCAAAGATCCTCGTGCATAGTTGGATATGTTGCGGGTGTACTATTTATTGTTATAGCCATTATTTTCCATTTTATTACCTATTTGTCTAATTTGTATTTGAACATCCCCACCCAAAGCTACTGCCATTGCCGTAAAAAATTCTTTATTAAATACTGCCTTTACTGCGTTATCAAAATATGAAGTAGTTTTTAAACCATCCCTTTTGATTGCAGAAGCCGTTGCGTATGCGATTGCTTTCAAAGATGTTGCTTTATCCACAATCTTTTTTAGCTTTTTACTCTTTCTTTGGGTCTTACTTAATCCTTTTTTTTGTGATTCTCCAGAAGCCTTTGCCTTGCCTAATCTATACCATTGAAGTATTGAAGTAGCCATTTTCTTATTAGCGTAAGGTGTCTTGTATTGGTAAGGTGAATCAGATTTAACTTTTTTAGGCTTAGCATTTACACCTCCTGCCCCTTTCACCCCTTTATTAATAAACTTATAATAAACAGAAGCAGGATTATCTGAATCATATCCTAAGTACATTTCATAGTCATTGCCAAATTTACTAATCTTTGGAACGACTAAATCTCCTATCTTTCCAGAAGCTATTGATCCTGATTTGTCAAGGTTCTTTCGTACTGCTTCGTTAAATTGTTTTCCGTAATAAATAAGCATTTGTTCAGCAACAGGATATTCTGTTGGATCAATCATATCATAAGATTCTCCAATAGATTGTAGAAAGCCATCCCTTAATGATTGCGCCTGCGCTTTTGCTTCACTCATACCCATAAATAGCTAAAAGTCTTTCAAATACCGCACAAAAAAACCCCCGCTATTAACGGGGATTCACAAAAAAACAACTAACTATAATCTTTTAGACTGCTCTCGGTCGTATGAATTTTTAGCTTTCATATATGCCATTGCATTCAGGAACTCTATTGTATTCATTTCAAATACCTCTTTAATTCCGATATTTTCTTGGTCGGCAATAAGGTAACAGGTATAATGCCATCCATAGATGTTGATAAAAGATGAGCCATTATATCTACCTGTGCTTGCGTCATCCCCGCCTTCATCATCTCCGCTATCATATAATCCTGAGAAACTTCTATCCAATTTTTGTAAACTTGATAAAAAAAAACCAACGAATGGTAAACGTCTACAAATTTAGCCTCTTGCATATCTGCTGAATATTCCTCGTGCTTACTTGCATCATATTTATCGTCAATCCATTTTCCATACCAATTTTTCCTCTGGGGAATAACCATTGAAGCAGCTATCTTATGTAAGTTTACTAAAGTCTCTTTACTAAATACCTTGCTTTCTATATACCTCGCTGCAGGCATATTTTTAATATTGTAATTAATCCTATAACGCTTTTTATTTATATGAATATAATCAACAGGCTTGCCTTCAATAGGTTCATTTAAAAACTCTAATTCTTTTCGCAATTCTTTTAATGCGCTTATTGAAAGGCTATCAATCTGGTGTTCTGTTAGCCCTGTTACAATACAAAGACGATGCACTTCTGCATCTAATTCAGTCCAATCCTTATCTGGATTAGTTATGGTTGGCATTAATTGTTGGTACTGCCAAAGGGTTAATTCATTCCATTTCATAGCACGAAGTTAAATATATTTCTTCAATATCTGTGTCCTTTTCTAATATTTCATCAATCTTATTTAGTACATCTGCGCAATTAAAAGGCTGCCCTGTTTTACATTGCTGATCTACCCACTCCCGAAGTTCAATTAATTCTTTCATAAGCTATCTTTTTTATATACTTGGCTAAAATAAGTATCAGCACCAAAAAATTCGCAATTCAATCCACTAACATAAGCATCTAATATCTGCTTTTTTTCTTTCTCAATTAATAATTCTGCTCTTTTTATTATACCAGATACCATTGGTAATTCCTGAATATAATAAAGTTCTTTAATTAATTCCTCCATTGCTGTTTTCATATAAATTTTTTTAGTCCGTTTGCGCTTGTTAATATTGCCTCTGCTCTTTGGGTAAGGCTTTCTATCTGGCTTTTTAATTCCTCCCGATCCTTTGTAATATAATAACCATTTGAAGTACCCATTATAGGCAGGATTCCCTCTGATCTAATAAAGTTTATTATCTTTCTTAATCTTGGTTCGCTAAATAACTTGATCCCATATCTGATCTTGTTTTCGTTTATTGCGTTTACAATATCAGCACCTTTAATAGGGTTCATTTTAGTTTTTGTACTTAACCCCTTGATTATCAAAGGCACAAGTTTCTTTTCATCCTCTGTCATCTCTTTTGTAATTTCCTCAAAATTAGTAATCATAATTTTTTACTTTTGATTTGATCAACAATAGCCTTAATTAGCCAATAGTTCATAGTCTGTATTTTATTCTGAATAGCATTCCAAGTTCTGTATCGTTAGAATGCTTGCCTACTAATTTACGAATATTTGCTAATTCAAACTCGTTTTCAGCAATAGTTTTTTCTAATCTTTGTATCTTTTCTATAAGCCCTTCTATCTCTAATTTATCCAGAAGGGATTGTTTTAACTCATAATTATTTTTCATATTTATCTATTTTAGCTTGAGCAATTTGGTTATCAGCTTCCTTATCAGCCTCAACGTCTTCCTCGTCCTCCTCCTCCCAATCGCAATGTTCTAAGCATTCAGGACAAATTCCTATTTCAGTCATATCGGTTTCTGCTCCGCAGCAAGTTGAATAAGGCATAATTTTATGATTTAATTGGTAATCCATAACGATTTATTTCGTATGGCATATTGATACATTTATATTCAATATCTAAGTAAAAAGGAACTCTATAAGATAATTCGGTTTCATTTGAATATCTCAAAGCATTATCTTTGGCTTCAATACTATCATTAGCTTCTATTTCAACCATTACCTTGTACGTCTTTATTTTAATTATTTCAACATTAAATTTTTTCATATATTTTCAATTAAAGCAGTTAATAATAAAGCGCCGCCCATTATATACCAGAACCATTTTCCGCTTAGGCTTTCCGCTTTGTATTGCTCATTTCTTTTTTCCTGTAAGGTTTTTAATCTGTTCATAATAAAAGTGCGTTGAGCAGGCGCACCCCTGCGGGGGTTTTAGTTATGAATATATGGTTTATTAAATTCTCCGATCTTAATGTGAACGTAGAAATCAGGTTGAGTTCCGTAATCCCCTGTTTCTCTGTATATAACTCCTTCGCTTGCTATTGAATTAACAATATTTAAAACATTCTTTTTAACTCCTTCTGGCTGCTCATTAATATACCAAGTATTTACATCTTCGTAATTTTCTTCAGTTAATTTTGCAGGTCCTGACAGGATCACAATATTAACTCCGTTCCAATGTCTTTTAGTTACTGAGAATTTGTAAGCAGGTAATGAGTTTTTCAATTCATTTCTAATTGTTTTTACTCTTTCAGTTGTTGTTTTCATAACTTGTTTTTTTGATTTTGTTATACAAATATACACCTTTTGCACATATTTTATACATTCAGGACATATTTTTTCTTAATAAAATGTTAAATTTTATAAGTTATTAGAAATCAATAAGTTATTTAATTAAGCAAAGGCGTACCGCCCTGATCCCCTTTTAAGGTTGAAATTCTGCCACGCTAAAGCTAAAGCCATAACGCAATCGTCGTGGAATCCTGAAGGCGCTGAATAGCGAACCCCATTAGCCGTGAACTGATATTCAAAGACATCTAATTCGTCAACGATTACCCCCTCTGGATAACCTATCTTGCCCTGTTGGATTGCCTGCGCTAATCCCTCCATTAATTGCTGCTTAGATTGACTTGTGAACTTTAAGCCCTCAATATTTACGCCCTCCCTGATTAAGTCTTCAAGTATAGGATCACCAACTCCCGTGCTATCTGCTAATATAGGCGCAATAGGGAGCCTTTTGATGTTCGCCTTAGTATTATGCCAGTCCATCTGATACCTGTCAAAATAAGCCACGTTACCCCCATTGTCAAGCCCTACGATAACGGTGAAGTCAACTGACTTAGCAAGATCAATGCCATAAGCAACAATTTGCTGCGCTGATATTGGTTTAATACATCTTTGAATAAAGGCATTTCCAAAAGGGTTAGCACTATTCTCGGCAGGATTTGCAAGGTATTCCTGCTCAAACACTACTTCAGGTAATTGCAATCTGGCGTCATCTATTTCCCTTGCATTAATATAAGGATTGTCGTAGGTACTGAATTTAAAGCTCTTCCAATCGTTCTCGCCCTCTTTCATAAACATTGAGTAAAAAAAGTTCTTTCCTCTGGGAGTAGATAAGAAAACTGCTTTGCCTTCATAATCGGTTAAGGTTGGTCGGATGCTATTTTGCCATCCTGATTCTAAGTCAGGGATAAATGCAGCCTCGTCTATTATTACTAAATGAAATTTGCGCCCCCTTAGATTATCCAGACGTTCCCCTGTAAAAAATTCTATTGATCCATTATTAGGGCAATAAATTTTTAGATTGCTGATATTGTTTTTAAATGGGATAGCAGATGTTAACCTTTCAAAGAATGCTTTAGCTAATTTATAGGTGGGAGTAATATATGCGACTTGTCCTCCTTTGATTGCCTCGCTGATTGATAATATCTGGGATAGTTCTGATTTGCCAAAACGCCTTCCGCACATAACTACAATAAAACGCTTATTGCATTCTAATATCTTTTTTTGATTAATATGGGGGTTAGGTAATTCTATGCGCACTATAAAATAGTTTTGCCCTCAACAAATACAACTTCAATCTTAGTGTCTTGCTGAATATCATATTGTTCTTTTGGTTTTCCATAAACTCTGGTCAGTAAAGTATCTAAACTATAAAGGCTACCTTTCTGTAAACTCTTATTCATAGCATTAGCTATTGTTTTTTCCATTATCGTTGCCTTTGGGTTTACATAAACTGCATTAAGCTCTTCTATGTCCATTGACATCATTACTTGAATTGTGTCATTGATTTCGCTTAGTTTATAGCCCTGATCCTTTAATAGGCTAACATATTTTCTTGGTCTCCCGCTTGGGTTTCCTGATTCTCCTGCTTCAAAGGGTTTCGCTCCCTTTGGTGTTATTCCCTTTTCAAATGGCATTTCTGTTATGTTTCTGTTTTATACCCCTTTCAAAGGTATTTTTAATATAGGGTTAAAATCGTAACTCCTCTTACTTTTCTTATCCTGACTTATTACATTGCTACCCCATTTCTTTTGCAATAATTCAAATTGTTCTTTCTCTTTTTGTAAATTTCTATATGTCGCACATCCTCCAGATTGTTCTGCTTGTTTCACATCATAAAAAGCATAGTTCACTCTAAGGCAGCCATTATGTTTCTTTATGTGTTGAAGCGTAATATCGTAGTCCTCTTTCAATGGTAGATCCTCGTCATACCTAATATCGTTTTTTAAATGCGCCTGAAAAGGACCGCCAATATATTGTAAAGTTCCAAACGGCGTATGTTCTCTGTATGCTCCCTTATCAGGTATGCAATTTAAACCCCAAAACTTAAACCCCCAATCGTTGCATAAAACTGACATTGATTCGCTAAATTCCATTAATTCCTCTGGATCAAATTTAACTTTATTTTGTTTCTCCCATCTATAAACACCTTTGCAATCGTCATCTAATAATATAATGCAATCAGCATCAAAATAATTGTTTAAGATGTAATTCCTAATCCTGCACAAATTACCCTGTGCGCTATCAGGCACTATTTCAATATCATTTCCATTCTTTAAGTATTCCTCTGCTTCCGATTCTCTTACTATTAATTTTACAAAAGGGTAATTAATCTGTGTTATACTTTTTTGCGGTCTCTTATAAGATGGGGCATAAAATTTAACCTTCATTTGAACTTTCTTTTATTTTTAAAATAGCATCAATTCCATCTATTACTCTGCCAACTCCTTTGCTCCAAGTCTTGCCATTCTGTCTTAGACTATATGTGCTTTCAAGTCCAAATATACTCTGAACTTGCAACCAATCTATATCTGTATTAAATTTTAAAACTATATAATTGCTATGTTGATCTAATTCGGTGCTAATTTTAATCTCACCCTCCTCGTTATCAATGTTTTTATTAAAATCAGGAATGTCTAATCCCCAATCTGTTAATTGTATTTCATCCCAATCATTAGCAAGGTCATCCCAATTCCATTCTCCAAATCCTACGTTGTCCTTAATAATAAATTCTTTTTGCTGATCTTCAGTCCAATCCACTATTTCAATACTGATTTCTTTTATCCCTGCTTCCTTTATTGCCTTCAATCGCATATTTCCACCAAGTACAACCATATCCTTGTTAACTACAAGAGGTCGTACATTTAGCATATCTGGAAATTCCTGTATTGACTTTACTAATTTTCTAAACTTGTCATCTTTAATTAAACGCGGGTTATTAGGGTTAGATATTACTTCCGTAACCTTTACTTTTTTTATCATAGGTTTTTATTTACCTGCCCTGACCTCTATATAATTTTGGTTTTGGGCTATGTTTATTAAAAGATTTCTTAGCGTGTCCGCGTTTTCTTTTACCAAAGTTAACCTTTTTTGAATCACTTTTAACTTTTGCCATCTAACTTTTTTTTATGTTCTTCAATTAAAAATTCTATATAATGTTTCTTATCTCCGTATTCAATATGACACAATCTGCAAACCGCCATCAAGTTTTCAATCTTATCTGCATCTGCATTTCCCCCCATTCCCCTTCTATGTATATGGTGAATATCTACTGCTCTTGATCCACATACTTCGCACGGCATAAAATCTTCACCTCCGTAACCAAAATGATTTATATATATTTTAGTGTGGTTTTTCATCAATTTGTTGCAGCTTTTTTATTGCCCATTCAATACCTTCTGTTCCACCCCAAGCATCCCACATTAAACCACCACATCCTTCCGAATAAGATACGTTTTTATTTTGTTGATGTCTTTTAAAAGATGCCAT